TGCCACAATTCTCTTTCAAACCTTCCGCCTCACTACTTATTACTGGAATCCCGCTGCACATCGCCTCAGTCGCAGTTATGCCCCAACTCTCATATTTGCTTGGCATAAGTAGTATTCTAGTCTTGTTATAAACAGAAAGTATATCAGTGGTTTTGTCAATATAAGTTATATTAGGCAAGTCTTTAATTATTTGTTCATCATAAGACCCTTTAACTCCTAAGAACTTCTTGTGAGGCATAGCCTTCGCAATCTGATAAAATATATCACCTCCTTTATTCTCATTAAGATTAATAAGTGTAATGTACTCATTATCAGCACTATCTACATCTAATTCAAAGTCACGATAATCAGTAGGTGGTGTGAGTATAAAGTTACTCCATTTGTACCCCAATTTGTCTTTTGCCCATAAAGAGTTATACACTATATGTTGAGAACTATTTGCATTCTCAATTTCTGGGTATTTATGAGTATTATGTATTAGATGAAATACTGGTTTTTTATATAATTGTGCAGCCCCTATTGTCCATCTTGTATAGTCTAAATGAGTGAAAACCGCGTGCGCCCATCTCATTAACCCATCAATCACACTTGGATTTGGGGGGAATACATCAATACCATCAAAGACATAATTATTCCTAACCTTATACTTATTAGCATCATGTAAAAGTATCCTAACATGATGCCCCTTTTCTTGAAGGTCTTTTAGCATAAAGTGAAGCATCCATTCAGCACCACAGTTATGATCTGGAGGATAAAGATGTACTGAAGCTACAATATTCATAGTTATATAAGTTTAGCGGCCGAATCATCAAATATTCTTGTATAATCGGCATAGTGACCCCATAAATCGCTTTCGTGTGGCCTTTGCCATGCAATCATAGGTTTAATTATATAAGTGTTTCCCCTTGGATGAATATTGGATTTTAGCCAGTCATCAAACATGATACTTGTATCTGTATACCCCTTACACAATTCTTTCGGATTATTATACATCACTGCGTGAGTAGTCCATGCACCAAATGTCTTGTATAAATTCTCACTATACTTTTCAATTGGAGCAATAAGATTAGCCCCAAGGTAGCACAATTCCCAATCATTTGGTAATTGAGAAATAGCCTCCTCAAAATGACTAAAATCCCTTATTTGAACATCATCTTCAAAGAGCAATAGCACACCATCTGTGCTTTGCATTATTTTCTGCATTGATATGTTAAAAGATGTCTTTGCATCCTCATGCCTTACAGCATATACAACCTCACCACTTAATGAGTTTCTGTGCATCTCTTTCAATGCCCCATAAAGCATCTTTGAGTTATTAGTAGATAGTATTTTCACTTCCATAGTACAAAGTTAAAAAAAGGGGCGATAAGAATACCGCCCCCCAAAATATACACTTTAAAAAAACAACACCTTAGATTGCACCATAAACGCAAGCACCAGGCTGGAAGCTAAGCAGGTCAGCCCTTGCTTCGCAACGGAAGGTGATCAAGTTCTTGATGAAGTCATCCTGGTCGTACTCTGTGCTACGTACAGCGAGACCACCTTGTTGTGCGATTGCAAACTTAGTAGTGTCAAGAACGTAAGCTTTTGAGGCTGTAACCAAAGAATGAGGAACTACAGGAATACCCATCATGCGGATGTTACCAGCTGTATCAATAGTGATACCACCAGGTACAGAATAAGAACCACCAGAAGGAACAGTTTTCAGAACTGAAGCCCAACCAGCATGAGTGGTCAAGATCAAGTTTGCATTCCAGTTAGCAGAACCCAACTGAGCAACATAATCAACAAACTTCTCAGCAGTGTTAGCACCAGAAGAAACACCAGCAGTTGCACCAGAAGCAAGGTCATTCAGATAATATGTATCTTCAGCCTTTTGGAAATCTTCAATCAGAGACTGCTGAAGGTAAGCTTGCAAAAATGGCAAATCATCAATCATCTGACGGCTAACTTTTACATAACCAGCGATGAATTGGAGAGCCTTGTTTACAACTGTTACATCGTAATCAATTTGCGCCTTAGCAGAACCTTCAGTTTGCTTACCAAAAGAACCTTCACCTACTGGAGTGTTTCCACGTGGGAAAGATACTGAACCAGTTGATACAGGGATGATGTTGAATACAGAACGCAAGTGAGGATTAACAAAAGCCCTCATGAATGCATTGTCAACATAAGATACGTAAGCATTACCAGTCAGGTTTGAACCTTCTGTCATAACACCTACAGTCTTGAGGTCAAGGTTTGCAAGGAAACCAGAACCATTTCCACGAATTGCAGACTTGATAGAATCGTAACCTTTTACGATTGAGTCACCGATTGCAGATTTGATATCATTGATATGCTCAGAGTAGTTTGCAGCAACTTTCTTTGATTCCCCAGCTTGCAACTTTCCAAAAGCAGCTTTAGCCTCAAGAACTTCTTGACGAGCATCAGCTACTGATTTCTTAGCAGCAACCAGCTCTTCATTGATGGCCTCTACCCTTGATTCGAAAGCCTTAGCAGCTTTCTCTGTGTTGGCAGTAACTTCTGCCTTCTGCTCAGCCAATTTGGCCTCAAGAGCAGCTTCAAATTTTTTAAGGTCTTCCATTTTACGTTTAATTTAGAATTTATTTAATATTGATATTAGTGATTGCTCAAGCTCCTCGTTATTCTTTTGCTGCGCAGGTGTTTCTTCAACTGCCTTTGTGCTACTCGCTTTTTCTATCGCTTGGGCTAATTGCCTAACTTTAATTAGACAAAGTTCAATTGTTTCATCAGTCACATCGCTGTTTCTGATAAACTTCTCAAAGCTCTTAATTTGTTCTTGTATCTTAGTGAATTGCTCAGTACTTTTTATCCCCAAAATTGGTGTATATTCATTTGCGCCCCAAGCGGTAAGGCTTGAACCTTCAAAAAGCATCACCTCATGAATCTCATTCGCTGTGCTGTTCTTTTGCTCTCTCAGTGTCCTGAATCCAATTGAATGCTCACCAATCAGACCACTCTCAACCATTTTGATAAAGTCTTGGCCAAGCCTATGGCTTCCCACTTGGGAACGATAATATAAGCCATATCCGTCTTCCTTCAACTCAACAATCTTGCCGAGTGGCTGACTTGGATCATGGTTGAGTAAATGCTTTACCCTACCCTTTGCCTCTGGCCCCCAGTCTTGGATTGACCTTTTAAATGCCCCTGGCATCATGATGTCACCATCGCTGTCAACCATTCCAAATGCAGAAAAATAACCGCTTACTTCGCCTTTCTTTGAGTCAACATCCTTGACATTGGCCTCAAATGATTTGTAATTGTATATCATACTTTTTTTATTTTCTTGTTCTCTTTTATTTTCTTTTGGATGCTCAGCCAAGTAAGCCACATAAGCCTCTCTTGCTGACTCTTCACTTGTGTACATACATTCACCTTCTCCAATCCTGTATTTCCCATTTCCGCAACTATATATCGGCATAATTAATCTATTGTAAATCCATTCAATTTAGGTTTCATCACCAGTCTACCATTTGCATCACGTTTGGGTATAAATCCAACTGTGCAACGGCAATTAATAGTAAATCCAGCAGGTGCGCTGATGTCCCCAGGTTGCATTGCCACCACCGCCTCACCTTTCTTTCCATTTGATGTAAATGGTTCATCAAAAGGTACAATCACACCATCCAACTCAACATGATCAAACTCATCATCTGGTATCCTCCTCGTTCTGCTATCCCTCGCGCTTATCCACTGCTTGTCAACTTGGAAGCCATGCGCTTGCGCCCCTTTCATTGCTCCCATGTTTGATGCACGCATCACCTCTGTTCTGACTATCCTCATTGCTCGCATCATTGAGTAATTTAACTCAGTATCACTCAAAATTAGCTTAACAATGTCATCAACACCCAATCCCTCTTGTATTCCCTTATTTGCTATATCAATTAGTTTCTTTTTAGTGGTCTGAGTAATCCCAGCAACAAGAATAAACCCTTTCACCATCAAAAACTCAAGCACCTCTTTAGTCCATTGTGCATTGAATCCAAATGTCTCACCTTTTTGCTGTGACTCAATCTTCAATACCCTATAAACTGCATTACCAAAAGTAACAACAGTTTCTTTATACATTGCCTCAAAGACCTTAATCAATTCCTTCTCCCACAAATTCATCCCAAGCTGAGATA